GGCCTTCAGACTTATAAGTCCGGCATCGAGACTCTAACATCTCGGTATACATCAGTCATTTAGACCGGTAACATCAGCGGTAATTCCAGCCGGCATCTAACTACGCTCAGATAACAATGTTAACCCCCTTAGTAATTTTACTACAATCCATTCTGGGAACTAGGGCGTTTATATCTCTAAAGTAAGATTCGTTCAATGGTAAGTCTGAACAGCCCATTTGACTCATATGCCTTTTCGCTCTTGGATTTGTTCGTAAGAGTTCAAGACCTTCCTCAAATTTATTCTCTCTTCTGGAAGCAAATATAAAGACTGCTTGCGCAGCTAAATAAACATCTGTCTGCATTCCAGCGCTAGCTAGAGCGCAACCGAGAGCGCGACTGACACAGTAAGCCCAGTCGTCCTTTAAATATTGAGGATACAGCATGGATGCTATCAGTTCTTCTGCTGCCTTATATGGTGAGCCATGATAATTAAAGTAACCCAGAAAGTGTATGTTATCCGGCCTAGTAGTTAGGTAACTCTTTTTGGGGGATAGAGTCATCCCAAAAAGGTCCTTCGCTGCAAGGGAGTATTTTCGTACATCCACAGCGGTATCTCCAGAGAAGCACATTATTGCGTCATCTCCGAAATATACATCAAAGATAGGATTCTCATTGCTTGAGAGTTTAGCGATGGTTCTGGACATCACAAAATTAGCAAACGTATCTATAATATTTGTGAACATAGAACCAGAGGGCACGCCATGTTTCTTCAAAAATCTACGACCATCACAATTTTGGATGGGAGTATTGATGAAATAGTTTACTAGACGTCGAAATTTTCGTCGTTCAACGGCGCCATATTGCGGAATTTCTTCTTTACCATTCCAGGATCTATTAAATTGGTATTTTTCTTCAATTATTTTAAATATATCACGGATTAACCAAGCGGGAAGTGACTTATCAAATCCTGAAAAGTCAGTCATAAGATACTTGACTCCAGGTTGTCTTGCATTCGCAATCATCGCTTGTCCGTTCAGCCAAGTCATTCCTCCTTTCATCATTTCCATGCCATAGGCGGTATGTAGACCAATTTTCTGATCAATTAAATCTCGCAGTAAGGGGGCTACAAAACGAGATTCCTGTGCAATCGCCATCATGGGATATGCCCAAACTGGTCGGACTTTGTTAACATCAGGTGAGCTAATGTGGCTTCTGGCAAAAGCTGCACAATCTGGTAAAGGCGCGACTGGTAGGCCTTGTCCAACTCTATCCCAATAATTATTAAATGCAGGCATGTACTTTAGAGAAATGTCCCCTTTCTTCCATCCAGGATGGGTATTGATATATGGTAGTCCCGGGGATGTGCCTTGTGGTAAAGTCTTCGCTCCCTCTTCCATCGTAAACGGAGTGATACGATCTTTAGTATCAATTTCGATCCGTAGCTCATCAAGCGCCAGTAGATACTCTGGCAGTTTCCGGAGTTTTGAAGGTAAAGCTTCTCCAAATTCTAGGACGCCATTCCAAATAGCTTGAGGTGTGATGTATGACCTCTTCTTGGTCCTTAAGACATGATTTGCAACATCGCTTAAACCATGGTTAACCATGGCGCGGTATACTTTAAAGGACACTGATGGTGGCTCCATTCTCCACGGAAATCCTTTCCCATTTGGTAGTAGTTCACCATCTTCGATCTTGATTTTTGACTCCTGGATTGTTGGTCTCTCAGGATACTCAAAAGACGAAATAGTATATGGTGCATGAGAAGGAAGAACCCAATCTTGACGTTGTTCTACTTCAATTCGAACTGCCATTCTTGGCTTCGTATAAAACGAAAATATAAATGTCGTCTGTCGTAACAACAGGAATTGCCATTAAAACGACAGACGAC